CCGGCGTGCGCCGCAAGCGCCTCTACGAGGGCGTCTGGGCGGCCCAGGAGGGCCTGGTCTACGAGTGGGACGCTGCGGTCCACCTGGTCGACCGCTTCGAGATCCCCAAGGCATGGCGGCGGATTCGGGTTATCGACTTCGGCTTCACGAATCCCTTTGTCTGCCAATGGTGGGCTATCGATGGCGACGGGCGCATGTACCGCTACCGCGAGATCTACCGCACGGGGCGCCTGGTGGAGGACCATGTGAAAGATATCCTCGAACACTCCGCCGGCGAGGCCTTTGAGGCGACTATTGCCGACCACGACGCCGAGGACCGCGCCACTGCCGAGCGCCACGGACTCCGCACGATCGCCGCCCACAAGGCGCTGACCCCCGGTATCCAAGCCGTGCAGGCCCGGATGGCTCGTGCCGGCGACGGCAAGCCCCGGCTTTTTCTCCTCCGGGATAGCCTCGTCGAGCGTGACGAGACCCTGAGCGAGGCGAAGAAGCCCGCTTCCACCGAGGAGGAGTTCGACAGCTACCACTGGCCGAAGGGTCAGGGCGGCAAAGAGCTCAAAGAGGCCCCGGTGAAGATCGACGATCACGGCTGCGATGCCGCCCGCTACGGCGTGGCCTATGTAGACAAGCTGGGCGGCCCCGGCGCCGCCAAGAGCACGAACATCCCGAACCTATGGCAACGACCGCGCTAACCGCCCAGACCTCCAACGACTACGCCGCCGGGGCGACCGCCCTGGTCACCGTGGACTCGGTGTTCGACACCGTGCCCGGCCTGGCGCTGTACCGCCCGCGCTTGCAGGAGCGCTGCGCCCACTACGAGCTGCTGCGGGCCTACTACCGGGGCACCGTGTACCAGATCGAGTCCTACCGCAAGGCCCTGAAGCTCTACGCCGGCATCCGCCAGATCTTCGCCCCGCTACGCCGCGCCGTCCGCATGGACGTGGCCAAGGTGCCGGGCGGCTGGGCGCTCGCCGAGGGCACACCCCCGCCCCTGGCCGAGGCCGTAGCCCAGGTGCGGGCCTGGTCGAGCGCCCGTGCGAGCTACGCGCGGGCCGTGCTCCACGGCGCCATCTGCGGCGAGTTTGGCCTGCTCCTGGTCGACGACTGGCGCGCGCACACCGTGCAGATCGTCCCGCTGCGGCCCGATGAGGTGGTGATGGGCAGCCTGGAGGATGGCACGCCCTTCGGCCTAGTCATCAAATCTAATCTGGTCGATCGGCGCGGCCGTTACGAGTACGCGCAGCTGATCACCCCCCGCGAGGTGCGCACCTTCCGCTCTGGGCAGCCCTACGACTACGACGGCCAGGGGGCGCAGCGCCCCAACCGCCTGGGCTTCGTGGGCCTGCTGCTCAGCCCATACCTCGCCGGCGAGGATAGCATCGGCGAGTGCGCCTTCGCCGGCGCCTACGAGCAGCTCGACCGCGCCAACGACGCGGCCAGCCAGGCGCTCGACGTGGTGCAGCGTAACGCCGAGCCGATCACCGTGTTCAGCGGCGTGCGGGATGTGGCCTTCGACCCGGCGAACAACGCGATCACGCTCGATGAGCCCGACGCGAAGGCGTACACGCTCAACCCGAACCTGGCCATCGACCAGGCGCTCCTGCTCATCGACAAGGTGCTCAAGGAGTTCAAGAGCGTCTTGCCCCAGCTCATCCTCGACGACCTGGTGAGCCGCAACGACCTGGCCTACGACACAGTCGTGACGCTCTGCATGGAGCTGATTGACCACGTCAACGACGTGCGGACGCACGTGGACGCGGCGATCGAGACCGCCGAGCGCTGGGCGCTGACGGCGGGCCTGCAGATGGGCGTGTTCGCCGGTCTCGACCCGGCCCTGCACCGCATCGACCCCGACCGACCCGTGATTGCCCCGCCCCCCGGCCAGCAGCTCGCCCTGGAGGCGCAGCGCGTGGGCGTGGAGGGCGCCAGGCGGGCGCTGATGGCCCCCGATGAGGGGGCCCGGGCGCCGATGATAGACAACACCGCCGACGACGCGCCCCAGGCGGGCGCTGACAACGAGGAGTAGCCCGATGGACCCCGAAAAGACGCAGCAGCAGGGCCAGGCGCCTGAGCAGCAGCAGACTGAGCCGCAGACCGCGACGGATCTGGCCCCGGCGGCCGACCCGGCGCCCGCTGCCGACCCCGCCCCGGCCGTTTCCCATGACGATGAGGATGGCGACGATGAGCCCGAGCTGACGGCTACCGAGTGGCAGCAGGAGGCCGGCAAAGCCCGCAAGCAGGCTGCCAAATACCGCTCGCAGCTGCGCACCGCCCAGGAGGCCCTGACGTCCGCCCAGGCCCGCGTGAGCTCCCTGGAGGCCGCCGCCAGCCAGCCAGTCACCCCGGACCCCGCCCTGGCGGCGGAGAGTAGGGTTCAGGCCGCCGAGCGCCGCGCCCTGATCGCGGAGAGCGCGGCGGAAACGGGCGTGCCCGCCGCCCTGATCAAGGCCTTCGGCGAGCTTGGCCAGGCCAGCGCTGATGCGGCCGCAGTCGCCGCCGCCCTGGCCAAGATCAAGGGCTTCCTCGCGCCGGCCGCCGCCGGCGCGCACCTGCCGCCGAGCGACCCCTCGACGGCCCCCACCCTCGACCAGCAGATCGCCGACGCCACCAAGCGCGGCGACACCACCGCGGCCATCCGCCTGAAGTCAGCCAAGCTGACCAGCGCGTAGGCCGAAGAAAGCACACCACCCCATGCCTGCATCTATCCCCGTCGCCGGCCTTGGCCTAACCTACAACCTGCCGAATTTCGGCGGCGAGCTGTTCACCGTGGCCCCCGACGACACCCGGTTCCTCAGCGCCATCGGCGGTCTCTCGCAGGGCGGCGGCGTCGTCATCGGCTCGCCCGAGGTCGAGTGGCAGGCCGACGTGATCGTCGACCCGAACCTCACCCCGGCCCTGGAGGGCGCCGACGCGCCCGCCGGGAGCAACCTGGCCCGCGGCAACTTCTCCAACCTGGTCGAGATCTACCATGACGCCTTCGGCGTGTCCTACACCGCCCAGGCGGCGCGCGGACTGATGGCCGGCGTGAATAACGACCAGGCCAACCCGGTGACGAACGAGATCGCGCACCAGACCCAGGTCAAGCTGCGCCAGGCGGGCATCCACTGGAACAAGCGCCTGCTCACGGGCGTGTACCACAAGCCGGCCGACAACACCACGGCCCGCAGCACGCGCGGCCTGCTCAACGCCGCCACGACCAACGTGGCGGACCTCAACAGTGCGGCGCTGACCCGCGTGGCCGTCCTGGACTTCCTCCAGGGCGTCTTCGCCACCCACGGGATCATCAGCAGCCTCCAGCCCACCATCCTGGTGAGCGCGACCCTCAAGCGCGGCCTGACCAAGCTCTTCGTCACCGATATGGGCTATATCGAGCAGACCCGCAACGTCGGCGGCGTGGCCGTCACCTCGATCATCACCGAGTTCGGCGAGATCAACGTGATGCTGGAGCGCAACGTCCCCGCCACCACGCTGGCATTCGCGCACCTCGGCCTTTGCAAGCCAGTCTTCCTGCTGGTCCCCGGCAAGGGCTTCCTGTTCGTCGAGCCCCTGGCCAAGACCGGCTCGACCGACAAGTACCAGCTCTACGGCGAGTGCGGGCTGGAGTACGGCCCTGAGATCGCCCACGGGGTTATGACCGAGGTCGGCGCCGTCGCCGGCGCCTAGCCGTCACCGCTGACTGGGACGGACTCGTGGAGTCCGTCCCAGATACTCACCCACCTGAGCACCTACCTATGACCGACGCCGACCTCGCCCAGCGCCTCCACCGCGACCTCGCCGCCCTCGCGGCCGACGCGGGATGGAGCCCAGCCGCTACTGAGGGCCAGCCCCAGGGCCACTACAGCGACCCGATCGCCGACGCCTGCGCCGACGTGGGCGTGGCCGACCTGGCCGCCGCCACGGTCGTCCAGCGCAAGCGGGTGCGCCAGCTGGCGCTCAGCGCCTGCCTGGAGCGCCTGGAGCTGCACTACGCGGCCCAGGCCGATCTGAAGGTGGGGCAGCGCGACGAGAAGCTGAGCCAGATCAGCGCGGCCCTGGGCCGGATCCGGGCGAGCGCGCCGGCGGCGGGGGGCGGGGTAGCCCAAGGCTTCACGCTGCGGCGCGGCCCGGCCGTGGACTACACGACGGGGGGCGGCGACGATGCCTGATCTGCGAGCAGCGGATGCTCATATCCGCGCCCTGACGGCTCTGGAGTCCCGCCTAGCGCAGGAGCTCGACCGCACCTATGCGGCGCTACGCAGCGCCCTCCAGGAGGCGCTGGCGAGCACAGGGGCGCGCGGCGTGCGGGAGGGGCTGCCCACGGCTTTGCGCTCTGCTCAGGCGTCGATGCGTCGCCATCTGGCGACCGCAGCGGGCCAGGTGGCCCAGCGCAGCGAGGCATTCGCCAGCGATGAGCTCGTGCGCCTCTCCCCGCTCGTCGATGTTGCTCTGTCCGCAGCGCCGGCGGTGGCCAGCACGGCCACCGCCCAGGTGAGGCTCTCAGACGCCGAGATCACCCGGGCACTCCAGTGGCTCGACGGGATCGGCGGGCTCATCCTCGCCGAGGCCACGCGCCTGGAGGTGACCGCCGCGCCGCCCGAGGTGGCCACGGCCCGCCTACTCGCCCCCGGCCTGGCCGGGGACGGCCGGGCCAGCCTGTGGCGCCAGGGGCGGAGTCGGCTCGACCTGGCCGTAACGGACTTCGTCTTCGGCCTGGACAACGGCGGCCGCAGCGCAATCTACCAGGCGGCCGAGCCGCGCGGCCAGCGATTTGCGAAGCAGGCTATCGCGGCGGTCGACCGGCGCACCACCCAGTGCTGCCTGAACGTCCACGGCCAGATCCGCCCGCTCGATGCGCCCTTCGATCTGAGCGGCACGCCGCAGTTCGCCCCCCAGCTGATGCAGCCACCCTTCCACTGGCGCTGCCGCACGGTGATGGTGCTCTACCACCCCGCGATGGAGGCTGTCGGCCCGGCCACCGCCGCGCTGCGGGCCAGCGCCCGCCAGGAGGCCCGCAGCCGATGAGCCGCTCGTTTGCCCGCATGGCCACTGTGCCGTTCACCACCAAGCGCGTGCCTCCCATGGCGGACGGCAAGCAACTCGGGCCGCAGCCCCACCTGGTGGACCCCGCGCTGCGCTGCACGCCGCTCGACCCTGCCGACCCCGGCGGGAAGGGTGAGCGCGTGAAGCGCCTCATCCTGGAAGCGCCCGTGCAGCTCCTGGAGACCTTTATGGACGGGGCGCTCGACATCGCCGAGGGCGATATTCTCGTCGCCCTCGGGCGCGAGCACCAGGTGCGCGCCGCGTCGCGCTGGGAATGGCGGGGCGAAACGTTTCGGTACCTGGTGCTGGAGGATCTCCAGCGATGAGGCAGGACATCAGCGGCCTTCAGGAGGCGCAGGCCGCGTGCCTGATGCTGCTCGCCGCGATGCGCCCGTCGGGCGCGCTCGGCAAGGCGGTGCAGTTCGGCCTGGCCACGGCCAGCCGGCTGGCCATCGTCAGCACCGCAGTGGACACCGGCGCATGGCGCGCATCGCACCGCACAGAGCTCAATGGTCTGCGCGGCGAGATCTCCATCGACCCGTCGGCGCGTAACCCACGCAACAACGCCCTGGTCAGCGTCTACAGCGCGGCCCTGGCGAAGAAGAAGGGTGGTCGCTACGACGTGTACAAGTCCGTCTACCAGCAGCAGGCCACGATCGCCGCAGGGGCTGCCCAGTCCCTGATCGCGGAGCTCCCCCAGTGACCCCACCTAACCGCAGCGACGCCCGCAAGGCCCTGGCCCAGCTCCTCGGCGACGGCGTGAGCGCCGCAGGGGTCGTGTTCGACCACCAGGCCGACGACTTTGGCGGCAAGTCCCCGGCGATCTGCGTCACCAGCGCGGCCAGTGAGCGCCAGCGCCTCACGATCGGCGACACCCGCGGACGCGCTACTTTCGGCCTGGCCCTGCACACCTTCGTGGTCTACCGCGACAAGGCGGCCGGCTGGACACCGGCCCAGGCCGAGGACCGGCTCGACCTGCTGGAGCAGCAGATCTTCGCCGTCATGCTCGCCAACCCCCGCACCGCATCCTGGAAGACCATCGCCTACGGTGATCCGACCGAGGCGCGCGACATCGTGACTATCGGCGGCGTGGTCTACCTCCACGAGGTCATCCCCGTCGCCGCTAGCGTCTTTTAGCACCCCACACCAGAAAGCACCACCACTATGTCCCAGACCACTGATGCCATGAGCGGCCTCGACTGCCCGATCGAGATCTCGACCGACGACACCGCCTGGTCCAACATCTCTGGCTCGACGAGCAGCATCGAGCCGTCGGCGCAGACCCGCCAGACCGGCGTGAAGTACACGCTCGATGGGGACTACCCGATCATCACGACCGGAAAGCGCGAGCCGATGGAGATCGAAGTCAAGATCATCTACACCGCGACCGTCGGCGAGGCATTCGAAATCGTGCGCGCCGCCTTTGAAGCCGGCTCTCCGCTCTATGTGCGCTGGAGCCCCGCCGGCGGCCAGCCGGGCGACCAGCGCTTCACCAGCGGCAAGGGCGTCGTCACCGAGTTCCTCTACCCGGGCGCCAGTGGCGAGGACCCCGGCCCGCTGGCCGGCTCCTTCAAGCTGCAGGTGCCGCGCGTGATCCCCGCCGCTGTCCCTGCTATCTAGGCGCCGCGTGCCGCGGGAGGGTGGGGGCTCGCCCCGCCCACGCGGCGCACCACATACATTGCCCACCCTGCCACACCGTAGCGCTAGCCAAAGGAGCCCCCCCATGTCCCGTCGCCGAGGCCGCACCGCCCCTGCCCAGAACGCCATCGTCCAGAACGCCATCGCCACGCCCGTCGCCCAGGTCGCCCAGGAGGCCGCCGCGCTGGAGATCATGATCGACACCAGCTCGCTCAAGATGGGCGATCTGCGCCTGCTGGGCCAGCTGCGCCAGGGCAGGGGCTCCGATGAAGATGCCCTGGAGTTCCTGAACCGCGTCGTCGTCGGCGGCGTGGATGACCTGCCCCTCGATGCGCAGCCCGAGATCTGGGCCGCCGTATGGCAGACCGTCTACGGCCGAGGAGCCCGCGCAAAAAACTAAGGGAGCGGCTGCTGCATCACCTGTGGACCAGGGGGCCGCAGCCGCCAGAGTACCTGAGCCTGATCCTCTGTCGCGACGTGTACCACTGCACGCCGGCGGCGCTGGAGGAGCAGAGCCTCGACGCCGTGAACGACCACCTACTGTGCCTCCAGCTGGAGGCCGAGGTGCGCCAGATGCGCCGCACCACCCAGCGCCGCAAGACCACCCTCAGCTAGGCCCGCCCCGCCCCGCATTTCCCATCCGCTGCACACGCCGCCTGCCCCCACCGGCGGCCTGGTCTCACCGTGGCCACCTACACCATCAAGCTCGTCGTCGCCGGCGAGGACCAGGCCTCCGGACCCCTGCGTAAGAGCAAGGATGCGGTTGACGGCCTGGGCGATTCGTCCGACAAGAGCGGCCCGAAAATTCGCGGCTTTGCCGAGATCGCCACCGGGGCGCTGCGCCGTATGGGCGAGCTTGCAACCGAGGCGGCCCTCGGCGCCGGCCAGGCCATCGCGGGCTTCGTCGCCCAGAGCATCAGCCAGGCGGGCGACTTCGAGGCGGGCATGAACCGCTTCGGCGCCGTCGTCGGCTCGGCGATGCAGGAGAGCGGGCAGTCCCTCGACTCCTTCAAGCAGCTCTTCTTGGACATGGGCGCCCAGACGCAGTACAGTGCGGCCCAGGCCCAGGATGCGGCGATCAATTTGGCGAAGGGCGGCATCGACCCCGCCACCCTGGCGGCAGGCGGGCTTGAGGCGGCGATGAACCTGGCCGCCGCTGGCGAGCTCGACCTCGCCGACGCGGCCGAGATCTCGGCCAAACAGTTCGGCGTCTGGGTCGACGCAAGCGCGTCCGCCGCCGAGAAGGCCGCGTTCCTGGCCAAGAGCTCCGACCTGCTCGCCCAGGCCGCCAACGCCTCGACTGTGGATGTCGATGACCTGGCCCTGGGCATGGCCAACGCTGGCGGGGTGGCCAAGCTGGCTGGCGCGAGCTTCCAGGAGACCGTGCAGACCATGGCGCTGCTGGCCCCCGGGTTCAGCTCGGCTGCCGATGCCGGAACCTCGTTTAAGACCTTTTTGAGCCGCTTGGTGCCACAGACCGACGCTCAGGCTGCTGCGATGGCCCGGCTCGGGCTGCTGACCAGCGAGGGCACCAGCCGCTTCTACGACGCCAACGGTGCCTTCATCGGAATGGAAGGGGCCGCGCAGCTGCTCCAGGGCAGCCTCAAGGGGCTGAACAACGAGCAGAAGCAGGTCGAGCTCAACGCCATCTTCGGAGCCGACGCGATCCGCGCGGCGGCGATCATCGCCGAGAACGGCGCCGACGGCTTCAACCGGATGGGCGACTCGATGTCCGCCGCCGGCACGGCCGCCCAGCAGGCCGCCGCCCGCCAGCAGGGCTTCGCCTTCGCCCTGGAGAGCGCGAAGGGTAGCCTGGAGACGTTCGGCATCGTGGCCGGCTCGCTCGTGCTGCCGGCCCTGACCGCGCTGCTCCAGCAGGCCGTCATCCCCGCGATTAACGGGGTGACGACCTTCGCGCAGGCGCTGGGCGACCCCAGTACCCGGCTGGGCACGATGGCCAAGGTTATGGCCAACGCCGTCGTGCCCGGGCTCATCGGCCTCTCAGCGGCCACGGCGTTCTATGCGGTCTCCCAGATCCCCGTGATGATCGCCGCCGTCTCGGCGTCGAGCACGGTCTTTATGGCCCAGGCTGCGGCGATCGCGGCGACCCTACTGCCGCTGGCGGCCGTGGCGGCCGCCGTGACCTGGGCGGCGGCGTCGTGGAACGACTACAGCAACAAGGTCGACTCGGCCAGCACGCAGCTGCTGGAGAGCCGAGGCTGGTGGAACGCCAGCACCCAGGCGCTCAAGGCCTACGAGGGTGCTCAGCTCTCCGCGAACAAGAACATCGCGGCCTCCGCCGCGACGGTCAAAGAGCTGCGCTCTGAGATCCAGGGCGAGCTTGAGGACATGGGCCGGCGGATGTCGGCCGGGATGGTCTCGGAGCAGCAGTATGCGACCGAGATGGCGGCCATCAATGCGAAGGCCGATGCGCTCAAGGTGGCCACCGGCAACCTCGATTCACAGATCGCGGCCGAGAACCGCGCCGCTGCCGCCGGCCTGACCGCCACCCAGCAGGCCCAGGGGCTGCGCGACGCCACGGCCGACATGGGTAGCCAGGCCAGCCTGACCGCTTCGGATATCGAGGCGCTCGGCAATAAGATCGCTGAGACCTACGCGCAGGGCGGCGAGGCCGTCGCGGCCTACGTCTCGACCCAGGCGTCCTTCCTCGACGGGGCGGAGGAGCGCCGGTCGGCCCACGCCGACCAGCTCGCAAGCATCGGCCAGGAGAGCAACGACCGGATCGCTGGCCTGGACAAAGATCACACGGCCAAGATGGTCGATCTGGCCGGCGAGCTTCAGAACGCGACCACGGCCAAGCAGCGCGAGGGCATCCTGCGTCGGATCGCCGAGGAGACGCAGTCCTATGAGGAACGCAAGAATGATCTGAAGGCGGCGAATGCAGAACGCCTGGCCACAGAGCAAACGGGCTTCACGGAGCGGGAGCAGCAGGCCGCCGCCTCCTACATCGCTGAGCAGGCGGCCCAGCGCGCTCACCTGGGCCAGATGCTCGTCGATTACGTGGTGAGCCAAGCCACGCTGGGCAACATCTCCAAAGACAAGGCCGCCGAGATCACCGGGGCGCTGGAGCAGGCATACGGCCTTCAGGAGAGCTCGACCGCCACCGTCTTCCTGAACATGGCCGGCGAGATCGACAAGTTCGCCTCCTCGTCGGGCGGCAGCGTCCAGACCCTGATCGGGCACCTGGGAGACCAGGAGCAGGCCGCCATCGACACCGAGCGGGCGATGACGGACATGTCCAAGGAGTACGTTGCCACCGCCGTCACCAACTTCACCGAGAAGGGCGGCGAGGCCGAGGACTACGCCAAAACGCTGCGCGGCATCCCCGGCGAGGTGCGGACGCGGATCGTCACCAGCTACAGCGAGGAGCGGGACGGCCCTGGAGGCAAGGGCAACGCCACGAGCGGGCGCCTCCCCGGCGGCGGCACCTACAGCGGCACCCGCGCCACCGGCGGCACTATACCAGCCAACACCTTCGCCGAGGTGACGGAGGTCAACCGGCCCGAGCTGCTGAGCGTTGGGGGCCGAACCTACCTGATGATGGGCGGGGCCGCCGGCACCGTCACCCCGGCCTCTCCTGAGGCGCCGGTGATGGGCGCGGCCGGCGGTGGCGGGGGCGGGGCGACCATCCAGATCCAGTCGCACATGACCATCACGGGCAATGTCATTGATAACGAGGCGCGCCTGGCGGCGCTCAGCGACCGGATCGCCGAGCGCGCTGTGGAGCTGGTTGCCGCAGAGCTGAGCGGCGCCGTCGACCTCCTCTACCAGAGCAATGGAGCAGCCCAATGAGTTGGACTTTTGGGGGCGTCCCCTTTGACTGGCAGCCCGATGACGGGACACGACCGGACTGGCAGAATCCGCCGCGCCTCGTCATACGACCACTGCTGGGCACGCTGGGCGATGTGGATATTGTGCGGATCGGCTTCGAGGGCAACACGATCGTTGGCAAGATCTTCGTGGCGGCCGCCAAGACGGCTGAGCTCAAGGCGCTGAACGGCACAACGGCGAGCCTGAGCGATGGCACCAGCTCCGTCTCTGCCGCGATGCAACTGCGCATCAATCCGCTACTGGTCGTCAGCGAGGGCAGCGTTGGCGAGGCCACCTTTACCCGCGAGAGGGCGTCGTGAGAGATCTCGCCGCCCGCGCCTGGGTCGACGGCCAGCCGATCACCCTGACTGAACTACCTACGCGCACGCTGTCTTCCCTGCGCGGCCGCTCGACCTGCGCCGTGGCCGTGCGGGATCTCCCGGCCGGCGAGGCGGGCAAGCCGGCGCAGGTCGACCTGCTCGTCAACGGCAAGAGCACGCGCTTTTTCACCGGCCTCACCGCCGAGCGGGGCAGCCAGGCGGCCACGATGCAGCGCACGACCAACCTAGTCGATCTGCTCGACCTCGACAAGGCCCTGCCGAGCCAGATCTCCTGGTCGCACCGCAGCTTCCCCGACGCCGTGCGCGACCTGCTGACCGCCGCCGGGATCGCTGCGGCGGACATCGACTCGGTGTTCGACCCGGGCAGCGTCTACACCCTGGGCGACGTCTACCCGATCGTCCTCAAGACCACCGAGAATATCAGCCAGCTCTTCCGCACCCTGATGGAGTTCGGCGGCGCCAGCGCCTACGTGACCCCCTCGGGCCGCGTGCGGGTGGTGGACAGCCCGGGCATCCCGGCGTCGACCAGCGCGACGATCTACGCCGACGGCGCGGATCTGGACGCGGGCGAGCTGGGCATCTTCGACGCGGGCGTCCAGCTCGAAGGCAACGAGTCGGTCATCAGCGTCTACACGGCCACGGGGCCGAAGACGCCGAGCGGGGCCGTCCCTGACGGCACCTTCACTGCGAGCGGCATCGTCGGCAAGCCGGACGGCAAGAGCTTCAGATTCGCCCAGACCGACGCGGTCTGCCAGGCCATCGCCGAGCGCGAGCTGAGCCGTCGGGCCAGGGCGCGGGTCAACCTGTGGATCTCGGCGCCGCTCAATATCTCTCTGCTACCCGGCGACACCATCCTGTTTCGCTGCGCCAGGCTGGGCTACGCCGAGAACAAGCCGGCCTACGTGATGGAGGCCTCCACCGCCGCTGATGGCGGCATGCGCCTCATCGTCAGCATCGGACCCTCGAAGGTCAGCGGCTACGCCAGCTCGATCGCCCCGCCCGAGGCCGACTTCAGCATGCGCGTCGAGCACCAGCTGGTGACGCTGGCCGGCGTCCCCGTCGCCTCCTACCTGGTGCAGTGCCAGGACGCCTCCCGCGACAGGGCCGGATACGCCATCGCGTCGCGCGCCTGGGTGGCCAGCGGCCCGGGCGCCGCGCCGACCTCGTCGAGCGACCCCGCCCCGATCTTCCTTTTCACCGACCTCACGGGTACCACGATCGCCCTGACCGCCACCAGCGCGAGCGGCGAGTCGGCGACGGTGACGCGCACGCCCAAGGCCAGCGACCTGCAGGTGCTGAGCCGCGTCGTCTCGGCGGCCTGCGGCTCCAGCGGCTGGCGCGTGCTGGCCACCATCGCCGGCTGGCGCTCGTTCGCCGCCCCGGGCGGGGCCAGCTGCACCGCCGTGCCCGGCTTCAACGAGTCTGGCCCGCTGCTCTCCGGCTGGTCGTCGGGCGCGATCTACGCCACATCCGACGCCCTGGCCACGCTGCCCGCCCTGCTGACCACGCTGGCGGGAAGCATCGGCGCGCTGCATGTGAATGAGGCCGACCGGCTGGACATCATCGCCGGCCACGGCTCCACGCTGAGCCGCTCGCAGGACGGCGGGGCGACCTGGGCGGCGATCGGCACGTTCGCGGACTCGGTCACGGACTGCCAGAGCAGCCCGACGAACCCGGGCGAGATCCGCGTGACCGCCGGCGACGCGATGCACGTCTCCTACGACGGCGGGACGAGCTGGGCCGTGGCCACACAGGGCATCGCGGGCAGCATCGCCGCGGCGCTTGCCACCGCGCCCTGGGGACACGGGGCGGTGTTCAGCGGCGTTGGCAGCGCCGTCGCCGAGGCCGTGCAGTTTGAGGAGGCGCACACCGTAGACTGGAGCGGCGTCGACCCGGCCTCCCAGCCGGCCGACGGCCTGACCAGCATCACGCCGCTGCTCGAAGAACAGGCATTCGTTGTCGGCGAGGCGGCTGACCTTATCCGCGACGGCGCCCTGCCGGCGCTCGTGCTCTCGGCCGGCGCGGGCAATCTCTACAAACTGATCTGGTCGGGCGCGGGCTTCACCGCGTCGATGCTGCCGCCGGCGACCGGGAGCGGTGCCGGAAAGCTCGTCACACTGGCGGCGCACTACCCGATCGATAGCGCGAGCGCACAGCGTATCGGCTACGGCGCGCTGGGGGCGCCGCTCGTAGCCCCCGGCAACCTGATCATCCCGACATGGGGCGTGAGCGGTGCCAACGATGGGATCTGGATACACGACAGCGCGGGCTGGCGCATGGTCGCCCCACCTGTCGCCGGGGCGTACTGGAAGGCCATCGGCGTTAATCCGTTCAACTCGAGCGAGTGGGTGATCGCTGGAGACAGCAGTAGCGCTTGCGATCTGCCATATGCCGTCGGGGGGGCGCTCATGATGAGCGACGGCGCTCATAGCGCCGTTTGGCACACATCCGACGCAGGGGCAACGTGGACAGCAGTAGCGCTTGCGATCCCTGATGTAGGGACGAGCGTCTACTACATCAGGCTGAATACGACCGCCGTCCTCTGGCCTGACACCGGAGGTTGGGCAATATGCGCAAACTGGTGGCGCACAGACGGATCGCCCTTCCCTGTCGTCTGGAGGGCCACGGGAGGATACTACAGGGGTGGCACATACGACAAGGGGGGCATCTACGCGATTGGGCAGGACGGGGATATTGTGGTCGGCAGGGGCGACCCGCATGTGATCACATCCGTAACTCCATCGGGGTCGTGGACGAGCTCGCTGAACGGGCCGGGCTACACCAACTTTGCCACGTATATAACGGTTGTGCCGGGGGGGCGCACCGTGTACGCCGTAAACGATTGGACGGGCGATATCTGGCGCTCCTCCGACTACCGAGTGAGCGATCCTGCTGTCTGGGCCGGCGCGCCGTCGATCAACGGCCTCGTCGCCTGCTCTGACGGGAGCGTGTACGGCTACCGCGTCACGGTAGCCGGCAGTACGGAAATTATGCTTGTGCGGTCGGACGGGTCTTCTGCGGTTGCCTACTCCGCAGTTACGACACCCTCCTACCTCGTGAGCAACGCCAGCCGCGGCGCCATCGCGGGCGCAGCTACGACGGGGATTGTCTACTGGGATGGGACGACGTGGTCGCTCATCCCGTACCCGACAGGGACGACGCATACAAACTTCGGCCGCCTGGCCGTCACGGACGAATCGCTATGATCATGGACTCCAGCATCCGCCGCCTCTCGGCGCTCATCGCTAAGACGAGCGACGCGGCGATCCAGAGTGCCAGCGGCACGCTCAGCGACGAGGCCACTCGCGAGGCCCAGCGTGCCGCGGCGGCATCGACCGCAGCGGCGGCGGCGGGCCTCTCGGCGCACGTCGCCGCCGCCAGCGCCCACACCGCAGGCCAGATCAGCGATCTTCCCGAGGCTGTGCAGGACATCGTAGGCGCGGCGCTTAAGGCGGGCGGAACGAACGTCGCCATCACATACAACGACGCCACCGGAGAGACTACGATCAGCGTGTCTATCCCTAGCGCCAGCGATATCACATCTGGCACGCTGGCCGACGCGCGGCTGTCGAGCAACGTGCCGTTGCTGAACGCCGCGAACACGTTTACTGCGGCGCAGGGCATCGGGGCCGCGCCGGCGTTAGTCTACGCACTGACGGCGTACCAGCTTACGTCGAGCGTGGCGACGCTCGACGCTGCCATCCTGGCCGAGCTGGACGCCACAAACACCGCAGACACCGCGTATCAGAGCGCCGCGATCTTCGCCACCAACCGCTACCGAGGCACGACAAACGCCACGAGCGGCAGCGCCTCCAAGGGACAAGTCGGGGTCGTCAGCAGTGTGTTCAACTACAACACAGGGACGACGCTGCTCGTGGGTGGCAGCCGGCTCGACGTGCGCAACCTTGGCACAGGCACCGTCACGCGCATGGCGGGCCACCTGATCAACGCCATGCTCAACAGCGGCGGCGGGGCCGTCACATCGGCCTACGGGATGTACCTAGAGACGCAGGCCGCAGGGGCGACAAATTGGCAGCTCTACAGCGACGGTGGCAATAGCCGATGGGGCGCGGGCTACCACGAGATGTCGGAGATGACCGCGCCGGCGGCGGGCGCAGCGAATTCGGCGCGGCTGTACGTGGAGGACAACGGCGCAGGGAAGACGAGGCTCATGGTCAAATTTGCAACCGGATCGGCAGTCCAGATCGCGATCCAGCCGTGAGCGCCTACCAATCGGCAGACGGCCGCTGGATCTGGTTCGACGGCGCGACGAAGCACTATTTCGACACGGAAAGCGAGGCGAAGATGGCAGAACGGCCAGCAGCGATCACGGAGTGGGCCGACGGCGGCCAGAATATCCTCGACAGGCTGCGCGCGATCATGCGGGATGCCAACGACCTCTCGGCGCTCTTCGAGGACAACCCGAGCATCTACGCGACGATCTTGGCGACTGCGCCGGGCGAGGTCGTGGCCGGAACGACCTACACCCGTGAGCGTCTGATCTTTATGGGCGCGCTCTTCCAGGACACGCGGCTCTACATGGCGGGGACTGTGATGGGCAGCCCGCCGCACGGGCTCGACGGCCCGCCGACGCGCCGCGCCGTGGTCATGGCGCGCTGATCGCCGCTGGTGATCCTTAGCGAGCTCGGCGAGGCGTAGCTTGTCACGACCGCAGCAGGAAACGCAAACAGCCGCCCCAGTCCGAGATCGGACTGGGGCGGCTGTTTGCGCGCAAATGTCGGCACGGTGTCTCCGTTGACGGATGGCGGCGGGCTAGGGCCTAGTCAAGCTGAGCAGCCGGACTAGCGAGCGGAACGCCCATGTAGTCGAGGTCGCTGCCCAGCTTCGGACTCCAGTGGACACAGGCCATATAGTCACTCGTGTACTCGCGCTCATCCTGCGCGTCACACTCGCCCTCACCCAGCCACTCCGGGTCGGGTTGCCAGTGTTGGCAGCCGTCGCAGCGCATGCCGCGCCGCAGCGGGCGGGCCAGGAGGTCGCGTAGAAATCCCGTTTCGTAGCATACCCTCACCTCAATCGAGCCGTCGGGTAGTCGCATCACACAGCTCCTTTGTTTGTGTCGCTAGCAGTCTCGGCTGCTCAGCTGCGGCGATCTGCGCCGCAGCCTGGGGCAGCAGCGCGTGCGGGGTGCTGCCAAGATATTCATCGCGGCGCATCTTCACGACCCACATGCGAATGGCGAGACCCCAGGCGCCCGCCGGGATGGCGAAGACGGCGAGGGCCAGGGCGGCGACGAGCGACCACCCCAGTACGTTGCCCGCCCCGCTGGCGGCGAACCAGGACTCTACGCCGCTGGTGATCCGCCAGGTGATAAACCAGCCCAGCGCCAGCGCGCCGAGGGCGGTGATTGCTCCGATCAGTTTCACGATGGTGCCTCTTCCTTCGATTTCTGCGCGGCGGCTTTCCCTTCCTGCCATGCCGTGAAGGCTATTTCCTTGGTGCCCTTGTGCTGTGCATACGCCTTGGTGAAGGTGATCCCATCGGCGCCAGCAGCCCGGTAGAGGGCGATGAGGGCCTGTGCGTAGGCGCTGTTATCGGCCTGCCGGCCTCCCTTCCCCGTGATTGTCTGGATAACATTGAGGGTAACGCCCGGCCCCGTTCCCGGCTCCACTGTGACCGAGGAATGGTCATTCATCCTATTCCCGGGAATAGGATGAATGACCATTCCCTCGGCGTCCTGATGCGGAGGAATGGCCTCATCGAGGTAGCTGGCCAGGAGCGCGCTGGCCTCAGTGGCAGACACGGGAGGAATGCTCGGAATGGGCGTGAGTTGGGTCGTTTCCCCTTCGAACGGATCGACATGGGCCGCCCGCCAGGGGCGCAGCTGCGCCCGATCGGCGCCGCCCTTGACGTTGCCCAGGTCGAGCGGGCGGCGGCTCTGGCCATCGTCGAGCATCGCGGGCCGCCTCCCGTCGGGGGCGGGCTTGCCCAGCTCGACCCGCACGTAGTTCGACCGGGTGGCCGCCCAGCCGGGGATGTTGAGCGCGTCGTCTGAGGTGGCCAGCACGACCTGGCGCATGCCCAGCTCGCGCCCCCAGCGCGAGAGGCGCACCGCAAACTTGCCCGCGCCGGGGATCTCGGCGTGCAGCTCGGGCAACTCGTCGAGTACGACGGTCATTGGCTCCAGCGGCTCGCCGCGGCGTAGGGCCAGGGTTCGCTGCTTGGCCTCGGTCTGGAGATCATTGAGCGCATCGGCCAGCGGCGCGTAGCTCAGATCGTCGCTGAGGGTGACGACCTCGGCGCCCCGCCACGCGCCGGGGCTCACCTTCGGCGTGAGTACCACCACCCGGCCCGGTCGCTGGCTCAGGGTGGCGGACACAAACGTGGTCTTGCCGCATCCGCTCGGCCCGACCACGGTCATGTGCGGGTTATCGTCGGGCAGATCGTTGACGGCGCGCAGCCACTCACGCGGGGGGAGCGCCTGCCCCGCCGGCTCGGCCTGGGCGGGCCGAGGGCTGCGCCTGCTGGCCAGCGGTGCGGCGGCCTGGTCTTCGACCTGGCGGCCAGCGGGTAGCACAGGCAGCGCCCGCCGTAGCTTGTCGGCCAGGGCCGGCAGCTCGGCCCGCGCAGGCAGGGCGCGGATCACCTCCTGCCGCACCTCAGGCACCGTCAGGGCGCACCCCCCTACGGCCAGGCCGGCGGGCAGCAGCCATAGCACCGAGCCGGGAAACGCGACCGTGCAGAGCCCGGCCGCGCCGCCGAACGTGCCGATGATTAGTCCGCGCGCCAGCTCCTCAGCAGTGATCAAGGACATGACGCCCTCCTTACCGCTGAAGAACGACCGCCTCAACCTGCCGCTTACTGCCGCTCACGAGCGAGATAATCCCGAAGATGATCACGGTGATACAGCACACAAGTACAGCCTGGACACCAACAGAGAAGAATGCGCACAGGAAGACCGTGCCCACGAAGTGGATCACGGGGTTATCCGTCCAGGTGCCAACAAGTGCCCAGGTCTTTCCCCAGTCGGTCACGTAGTCAAACACGATGCTAACAAGCAGCACGAGAGAAAGCAGCGGGTGCTGCACGCTGGGGAAGGCCAGTTCAAAGAGGCTTGGCAGCATGGTGAAGCTCGTAAGGATGACGCCGGCCAACACGGTGCCGATGCTCATCTGGAGCCAGCCGGCCACCTGCGCGGCCACATCGTTGATCGCCGGTGCGGCGGCGTCGCGCAGGCCCGTGGTAAATGTCCATGTCGAGCCGAGGTCGAAGGTGAGGTAGAGAGGCAGCAGGCAGAGGGCGATCAGCCCGAAGACGGCGATCATAAAGACGGCGGCGCCCGGATCGGCGTTCAGCATCGCGCGACGGGCGGCGATCACGTAGGTGCGGATATCGAGCAGGCGCGCGGCGCAGCTCGGGCGGGGTTCACTCTGCATGGGAAGGCCCTTTCGTGGTAGATTCCTTGCTACGCTGGCGTGGTGGCCCTTCGCCAGCGGCGGGCCGATGCGCTACATCGGCCCGCTTCCTTCTTCCTGTCTCTCAGACCTCGATCCCTATCCCCGCAAACGGGTCATCTTCCCTCGCTGGTAAGGTGACAGCACCGGTGCTGTCACCGGTGACAGCACCGGTGCTGTCACCTATGCGGGACGCTGGCACAGGCGCATGGATCTCCACTGCGCCCAGAGCTACACGGATCGCGGGGTCGAGCGTCGGACACGCCAGCAGGGAATAAATCTCGGGCTCGATCGCGGGGCCGATATCCAGCCCCACCGCATGGGCGCCCAGGATGAGCAGCGCACGCACGGCCGCGTTGACCGGCCCGGCCTGCGCGATCAGATCGCGCAGAGCCTGGCTGGTTCGCACCGGCAGCTGAGGCAGCGTCGATGGCATTACGCCGCCTCGCGGGCCAGGCGGCGGGCCAATCTCGCGTAGCCGCGGGCGATGGCGATCTGCGGGTCGGCGACGGCGGCGGCGTGGGGGAAGGAGCGCCGGATCGCCTCGACCAGGTGCGGGATCTCAGCCCCGCCCCCGCCGATCAGGATCGCGTCGAACTGCGTGCCGCGCCCCCAGGCCTCGACCAGGCGGGCGGCGATTGCCGCGCCGGCCTCGCGCAGCGGGCGATCCCAGCCGACGGGCAGCGCCTGCTGCTGCCCGGCCACGCGCATGCCGCCGGCTCGCACCGCCATATCCGTCTCGTAGAGGCTCAGCTCGCGCTCGAAGTGGCTGGAGAGCTGCGCCCGAATCTGGCGCAGAGGAACGACCGTGCCCAGCTGATAGGTCTCCAGGCCCGCCGGCTCGGGGGTGAGGCGCCGGATCGTCGAGAGGTCCACGGTGAGGTGGCCGAGGTCGGCCACCGCGATGCGCCCCGTGGTCAGCGCCGCGTCCCCCACGAGCTGCCCGTCAGCGTCGAGGAGCGCGCTGTAGATCAGCCCCAGGGGCTCGGGGATAACCCGGATCTTGGTGTAGCCGGGGGCGGCGGCCCGCAGCCGCTCGCCCAGGGCGCGGGCCTTCTCCACGTCGGCCGACCAGGTCGCCGGCAGGCCGGTGACGCACACGCCGCTGGCGGCGCCGTTGAGGTGCCCCAGGCGCTGGAGCGCGCCGCTCACCAGGGCCGGGACGAAGATCGGGTCGCTCAGGCGCTCCTGGGCCAGCATGGTCAGCTGGCTCGGCGCCAGCAGCGCGTCGTCGCCGACCCACCACTGCGCGCCGCCCCGGTCCACGGTGGCGGCGCTGGAGAGCGCGCCGGCGACGGCGCGACCGGCGCGGGCGATCATCGCCGGGAAGATGACCGGCGGCAGCTCCTTGCCGCTCTTGTCGATAACGATGTATTTCACGTGGCCGTGGCCGATGTTCGGGCCGTGTCCTGCGAGCATCGATAACTCCCTTGTCGTGGTCATAACTCGGCTTCTGCTTTTTTCGTTTCTTCGGGATCAGCCGGCACACACTGGCACTCCAGCACGTACACAAAGGCGGCGCGGCTGATCGGGGACTGGAAGTAGCGCTCGCCCACCGGCTGCGCGTTCTTCTTGAGCCGGTAGCCGAGCCGCTCGGCGTGGCTCTTCGAGACCAGCGTCACGCCCATCGCGGCCAGTCGGGGCAACTCGTGCTGGCCGTCCACGCCGCGCCAGGAGAAGGGCCTGCCCTGGAGGCCGGCGATCACGTATCGGGCGGCGCCGATGTAGCCATCCAGGCGGAGGATCATCTCTGCCGGCGGCAGGCTCCGATCCGGCCGGCGCGGGGCGGCCTCCTGGGCGAGCCAGTCGCCGAGATCAGGCGCGGCGTCGGCGACGGCGGCCCCCATCTGACCGATGAGGCGCTGGGCGCGGGCCTCCGCCCCTGCCGCGCGCAGCTGCGCCCGTTCGACCGCGCGGTTGGCGTCTGCCCACTGCTGATACCACGCGGTCGCCCGCAGGTTCGCCGCGTCGCGCTCCTCGTTCGCGCCCCGAACATAGCGCCGCTGGTTTTCGCTAGCCCGGATCTCCGGCAGGTCGCTCGCCGGGACCAACCGGGCGGCATCGATCGCATGGCTGATCCACCAGCGCGTGCGTCCGGGATTGGGCTCGGGGAACTGCGCGGCCAGGGCCTGCTCCAGCGCGGCGCCAGGAGCGCTCAGATCCTCGGCCATCCCGGCCGCACGTAGGAATCTCTCGGCCGCAGCCGCGATGTCCAGGAGCCCGGCACGCTCCTGGCGTAGCTCCAGGGCCGCTGCGCGGGCGGTCGTGGCGGCCTCCACATCGCCGGCGGCGGCGGCGGCCAGATCCTCGGCCCTGCGCAGGCGCTCCTGCAGCACCTCCCGATCATCAGCGCTCATAGGTTTCCTTTCTCGCGTGCGGGCCGCTCATCCCCCGACAGCAGTGCCACCGTGTCCTCGGCCCAGTGCGCCCAGCGCCGCCACTCCGTCGCCTCGCGGGCCAGGCCGACGGGGTCGTCGTCGCGGGCGGGCGCGGGCCGGGGTGGGATGCGGGGCAGGCGCGGGCGGCCGGCGTGCGGGGCGTGCGGGGCGTGCGAGGCCAGGGCCGCGTACATCAGCGCGCTGATGCGCTCCATCAGGGCGGGCAGGGCATCGTCGGTGTAGCGCCGGCGCGTCTCGTCGGGCGTCATCAGCTGGTAGTCGTGGGCGTAGACCATGAGCTTCGCCCCGGCCGCCGTCGCGTACAGCGACCAGATCCGGGCGTCGAAGGCCGGCGGGGCGGGCGTGGGGGCCGGCTCCGTGGCCGGCGTGGGCATCGTGGGCATCGGGGCTCCTTTGTCCTCGGGCGCTTGGAGGATGGCCAGGGCGGCGTCCAGCGGCCTGCCCTCGACCCGGGCGTCCACTGCGGCCATGGCGCGGTCGTAGTGTGCGCCAGCGGCCTGCGCTGCGGCGTAGGCGTCGTGGATGGTGCCGTGCCGCAGCGCTGCGGCGACGGCGGCCAGGGGTTCGGGGGCGGGCTCGGCCGCGACGGCGCGGGCGGCGGCCCGCACCTGGGCGGCGATGGGCGGCTTGTCGCCGGCCTGGGCTGTGGCGCGGCGCATGGCCTCCCGTCGGCCCTCGGCGGGCAGCCCGCCCAGCTCGCGGGCCTGCGCCTCGTTCGCCACACTGAGACCAATTGGTCTCAAGTCCTTGTTCACCTCGGCCGCGATGATCAGCCGGTCGGCCTGGCGCCGGCCCCCGAGCTGCGGCCAGCGCTCGGCCAGGTAGTCGGGGAAGCTGTCATGGGCGACCCGGTAGAGGCGGCCGTCGCGGATGGCCGCGAGGGATGCGCCGACGGCCAGGAACGTCGTGATGCCGTCGGCGATCACCGCCTCGTGCTCGGCCAGGGTGCGCTGCTCATCGCCGCTCAGCGGCGCATCGGCGGGCGTGGTGTCGATAGCGTTGGGCATCTCAGTTGTTCCTCGCGCACATGGCACTGCGGTGCTGCCACTGCCAGCGCCAGGCCCGCGCCGCCCGCTGGGGCAGCGGGAGCGTCTGCGCGAGCGCGAGCCGCAGCGCCGCCGCGAACACGCTGGGCGGGGCGCCGGCCTGGCTGGGCCGGGCGACGACCATCACGCCGAGCCGGTCATCGAGGCGCTCGCTGGCGATGAGCGGGCGTGTGGACATGTCTAGTCACCTCCTGGCGGGCGGTCTACGACCGCCCGCTTCTTCCGGCTGGGCTGGCGCTCGCGCTTGCTCCGAAGCGCCGCCGCGATCTCCTCGGGAGAGTCCTTGAGGCCTAGGCGACTTGCGATGATCCGCCGCTCGTCTGGGGTCGGCGGCGCGCCGCCGAGCAGCTGCGCCACCTCGGCGACCAGGGCCTCGTCCCTGGCTTTCAGCCGCGCCAGCTCATCGCGGCGCCGGTTGTACAGCGCCCGCACCGCTGCGCGGGAATCGTCGCCGGCCTCGAAGCGCTCGATGAGAAACGCCTGCTCGACGGGGTTGCGCGGCTGGCCTCCCATATTCACGGCTCCCTGGAGCAGGAAGGGGATCGACGGAGGCGGGGCGGGCTCGGGGGGCGGCGGGGGTTCGCGCCGGGCCTCCTCGGCCTGGGCCGGCAGATCGGCTTCGGTCTCCACGGCGCGGTCGTCGGGGCCGTCGCCGACGAGGTACAGCGGGTTGTCGTGGTAGTTCGCCGGGTTGATCTCTGGCGGGAATGGGGGCCGGCAGGATCGCCGCTCGGGTGGCCGCGACTGGGCGCGTGGCGAGTTCACAAGCTTACCGCAGCCCCAGATTGCCAAGACTAAGCCGATCGGCGTGTCGATCCCACGCCGGCGCTCAGCTGCTGCGATCTGCGCGTGCCACAGCTCCAGGGTCGCCTCGGGCTGGCCGCAGAGCGCTTTCGCCGCCGCTTCGGTATCGACGCGCGGGTCAGCCTCCCAGGCGGCGATGAGCGCCTGGTCAACCTGGGGGAACTCCTGTCGCAGCAGTCGGCCCGTCATGCCGGGCTCATCAGCAATATCCGATTTCGGATTAGCCGCATGCTGCTGCTGCTTAAGATCATGATCAGTACCATATAGGGGGGTGTGGGGGGGTTCGATCAGTGATCGATCAGCCGCATGGCATTCCGCGTCCTGATGCGATCCGTCATGGCCGTCCGGTGGCAGCGCGGGAGCCAGCGCCTGATCAGTGATCGAATCCGCCGCCGGCTCCAGGTACACCTCGGCAACCTGGCCCCCCTCACCCGGGTAGAACTCAACTCCGTGAATGATGCCAAGCCGCTCCAGCTCACCAAACAACACCTTCGGGTAGCTACGCCCGCAGCCGAGGGCCTCAGCCCACCCGCGGACGCCGCCGTTCAGCACGGCCACCCCGTCGGTGCCGGCGAGCGCGTAGATCCGCAGCGCGCCTTTGAGTTGTGCGGATCGGTTCAGATCGAGCAGTTGGTCGATAATAGGGGAAGGCAATGCCATCATGGCGTCCCTCCGTGTGACACTGGCTGACACAGTGGCCGTGGTATCATAGTGGTGCAACCCTTTCCTATTGCCCTCGCTCGCTCGCAGGCGACGATGGCTCGGCGTCTCCCCATCGCCCAGGCATATGCCTGGGCGATGGGGCTTTTTAATCCTCATCGGGCGCTCTGTCCGGGTATAGCCCCGGGAATGCCCCGCGAACACCCCCGCGATGGTTCAGATATGCGGCTCGGCGGGGGTGTTCGCGTCCCCCTCGGCGGGCGCCTCGCTGGGCGCCTCGTCATCGGGGTAGGGCTTGACCTCTGCCAGCTCGCGGAGGGCCTGCTCGGCCAGGGCCATCGCCTCGTAGATCATCCTCGCCAGCTTGTTGTCGCCATAAATCTTCGGCTCGCGCAGCAGCTCGCGATAGATGTGGATCTGGCGCTCCAGGTTTCGCATCGCCAGCCGGCGTGCGGCACTCGCCGCCGTCGGCCAGCGCCGTCGCGTAGTTGTCATTGGATTTGTTCGCCGCCTCCCAGTGCGGCCCGTTGTGGCCCAGCGCCGCCGTTCGTTCGCGGGGGGCCTCGTGCGGGCTTCGCGGGGGTTGTGGCGTCGTGGTGCATCGTGCATAGTGACGTTCTGGCGGCCGTCCGGCATCGTCCGGCCGCCAGGTGGTAGGCCCCGCCGCTGCGCCGTTGAGCCGAGCGGCGGCGGGGTGAAAAATATCATTACAGCCGGGGAAAATTACGATGTATGGTTGTATCGCCCTTTAGATCTGGTACTCTTGTGCGCGACGTCTGCCCGCGCAGGGTGTCTTCCTGCGCGGGCGTGATCTGGCGCGCGCCATTCGCTGACCCTGGCCAGGGAGTACCAGGAGTTCGACGTATGGCTATCCTCCGAACCATCCTCCGGTGGCTGCTCCGGCAGCCCCCTGAGGCCCCGTCCCCGCGCATCGTGGATCTGCTCGACCACTGGTGCGCATCGCGCACCGCCGACGGCATGCAGCCACGCGGCGTAGCGCGGTATCGCCAGCACATAGAGGCGTTTTTAGCCTGGGCGGGCGCCGACCTGCGGGTCGATGCGCTGACCCGCCACCGCATCGCCGACTACAAGACCGCCCTGGGCAGCCGGCCCACCCGCCGCCGGCGACGGGGCGACCCGGAGGGCACCCTGGTGTGCCCAGGGACTACCCGGAATGCGCTGACCACCCTGCGCACCTTCTGCGCCTGGTGCGTTGAGCGGGGCTATCTCACGGAGAACCCCGCGCTCGGGGTGCGCCATCCGCGGGTGATCCCGCCCCCGCCGAACGTGCTTACCCGGAGCCAGATCCGCGATCTGTTTACGGCGATCGACAAGCCGCCACGGTCACACCGGGTGACCTGGCCGCGCAACCGGCGCTGCATCCTGCTGATGCTGTACGCCGGCCTGCGGCGGGAGGAGGTGGCGAAGCTGCTCTGGGGGGATCTGGATCTGGAGCGGCGCGAGCTGACCGTGCGCTACGGGAAGGGCGGCCGCTCGCGGGTGGTGCCGATCTGCGCCGAGCTGCTCGCCGAGCTGGCCGAGGCCGGGCCGCAGCCGGCCCACGCGCCGGTGTTGAGCACTGGTGGTGATGACGCGGGGCTCGACCACCGCTCGGTGGGCCATGTCTTCGAGCGCTGGCTGCCCAGGCGCTGGCCTGTGGCCGAGGGCGAGCTGCCGCCGCTGGTCAGCCCGCACCAGCTGCGGCGCACGTTTGCGACCGAGCTGTATGTGCGCGGGGTGGATCTGCTGACGATCCAGCGTCTGCTGGGCCACAGCGACCCGAAGACCACGCTGCGCTACATCGCGGCGTCGTCGGCAAAGGAGCACGAGGCGGTCGAGCTGCTGCGCTTTAGGGCCGAGCTGCCGGCCGCTGCGCGCACGAGCGATGAGCGGGAGGGGGTGGAGCGGCTCACCTTCCGGGTGATCGGCGGGAAAGCGGCATGAAAAAACCGGCTCTGCTATGCGATGATTCGCATAGCGGAGCCGGTTCTAGGGTGGCGGAGGTGGGCTATGTCCCCCCATCTCCACCACTCTAGAGCCGGCTCGTTGCGTTGAGCCCCCGCTCAGCACCAGGCGTCGGCCACCAGGCCGGCGCTTTTGGTGTCTCAGAAGACAAGTTGGTAAGGTTCCGAGGGCCTGTGCAAAGGGTTTGAAAAAAAACTAGATCTCGTAGACCACCTGGGCGCCGCTCGTGTAGACGCCGCACATCGTCGCCGCACTGAGCCGGAAGAGGGTGGTGGCGTACAAGCGCACTAACTCGGGATCGTCGCTGGCGAGGGCGGAGTGAAAGGTGTTGATCGTCTTGGCCAGCGCTGCTGGGTTGGTTAGGGATGGCAGCGGGCGCATCTCTGGTGTGAGCCAGGCGTCGAGCTGGTCGAGGAGCGTGATCGCGTCAGGGTTGACATGCATCTCCTGGCGCAGCTGCTCCAGCGCCCTGCGCAGCTTGGGAAGATTGAAATACCCCTTGGGGAGCAGCTTTTCCGTTTCAGCTTCGATCATCGCAACGTTCCTCCCCTCCCGAATGAAAGGGTTTGAAAAAAACACGTGTACGCAACGCTTCTCTGCTATGGCACCGCCTGGCGCGCAGTCTCTGCCGTCGTGGCGGCGGTGCATGGCAAAGCGGAGGACACCACCTATGACCGCAACCTCTTTCGCGCCTACGCGGTCTCCCTTGATGCGCTCCGCCCGTTCGTCGCAGACCTTCCCGACCATCCTGAGTTCTACCGCCTGCGTGGCCTGCTCGTGGCGCTTATCGACGACTACCAGGACTTAATCGCCACCACGCGGCGGCGCCGTTTGGGGCGCGTTGGGCCGGCGTTCGGCTCGGCCGACGAAACCCGACAACTTTGGGAAGTCGAATTCGGAGGGCTCGTCGAACGCTATGGCCCGCATCGATTTCCGCCTGAATTTCCGTGATCCGGCGATGCATGGCTGCTGACAGCTCGAGCGTACGCTGGTGCATCTCCCGAAGATACACGTCAGGTGCTTTGTCCATCCTCTCTCCTTATCGGGTCTTCCCTCTCCTAGCGGGGAGGTAGCCATAGTGGCGGTGCTGAGAACTTTGATCCGGTGCGCAGCGCATCCACAAACAGCGGGGCGGCGCATCCTGCGACGAAAGGGTTTGAAACACCATGTCAGACAAGCAACTACCCCAGGAGCAGACACGAGCAGAGCACTTCCGTAACGCCGAAATCTGCCTCCGCGTCCCCGATGGCGACGGGTATCGCGAGATCTGGATGCCGCTCACCGTGCTCGTAGACATCCTCAGCAAGAACGACCAGATCCTGATTGACGGCTTTCAGAAGATGCATCGGGTGATGCATGGACAAGAATGACCTGATCAAGGGACGCGCTGAGCATCTGCGAGATGCTCTGGACGATTTCGGCCTTGAGATGATCTAGCCTGGCTGTCGAGACATTGAGCAATTGGGAGAGTTCCTCCCGCACGATCTGACGGACTCCTTCTTCGTCCATCCCTCAGTCCCTTCCTCGCTCCCATTGGGGGCAGTGTTCATAGAAGCCGATGACTCAGCAGTGAGAGTCGGTGGGTAGCATCGTGGCGGCGCTGAGACTTTCCAGTGAAAGGCGTTGAAATCGTGCAGCAATCTACTCCACAACGTAACCAGAACACGAAGTTGCTTGCCCTCGTCGTCCTTGCGATCGCCATTGGTGGCTTCATGCTTTGGAGCACCGGGCAGCGTAGGGCTTCGCCGGCCAGCGTGCCCGCCAGTGAAGGCACCAACCGCACCATTACGCGTGCTGAGTTGGGCGATAAGTGGCCATTTACCGTAGATAAAGGCTCTGTAATGTGCCTTGAGGGGCGCTACGTGGTCTTCATCGCCGACGGGAAGACCTATGCGCTGAATGGCACAGCGGTGAGTAGTGGGCGCTTTCAAGATATTGCCCCGATCCGGCGTCCAGACCCATTAGACTCACGCTACCCCGTGTCCACCCAGCCCATCCTTGATGTAGGACTGCCCTTGTGTAAGTAAGGCTACTCTCCTTTTGGGTGCCCGCTCCCTCAGAGGGAGCTTCACCATAGATGCCGATCTTCAGGTCGCACGGCAGGGAGGTCGACGGTACCAGTGGCGGCGCTGAGCTTTTCGACGGTCGCAGCGCGGCCACAAACAGCGGGGCTTCGAGCTAGGCACTAACGCCGGCTAGCTCGAAGCCCCGCTTGTTATTTGGATCATACTCCAAGATATCCCCAACTCCAATAGGCTTCTCCAGTTTCTCCGTGTAAAACCCGCAGAGCTTCTGGAGCGTGTCAAAATCGACGCGCTCTGTTTGGCCTCGCTCGAAGCGGGACAGTGCCGCATCGGTCATCCCGATTGCACCAGCCACCTCGCGCAGCTCCACAGGACGCCCAATCTTCGAGGCGTAATCTAGCCGAAGCCTCCGCGCCTTGCTGACGATTTTTGACATCCTCGGCCTCTCTTTCTCTCTCACAACGCTGCTTATCCTAGCATGTGCCTGAATTGTTGTCAAGATCACCTCAGAAGGTCTTGACAACAATCGGCTTATCCTCTATAATTATTCTCAAGAACAAGTCAACATCGCTAGCCAACAAAGGAGACCACCGCCATGACCACCACCCGTGCCTACCGCCTCAACCGCTACCAGCACAACCTCACCCTTCTGGAGTCGCGGAACCGCCGGGAGATCAACACCATCCTGCGCGATCAGCAGCTCGCGGCCGCCGACGTGGTGTGCGCGGCGCTCATGGCGACGTTCCGCACGGCGCCGGTCGAGGCGTGGGCGCAGCTGGCGGAGCTGACCCCGGACGCGCGGCTGCTGCAGGCCATCGACATGGCCTGCTACCTGCGTGTCGAGCGGGGCATCGACATCCCCTGGGGCTGCATCCGCGAGCGCTGGGAGCTGAAGCTGGCCGAGATCGCGGCGGCGAAGCTGGCCGAGGCCGAGGCGCTGGGCCAGCTGGAGCTGGCGAAGGCCGCAGCGGACAACAACGACTGCTACGCCGCCTACATCGCCGCCCAGCCCCGCGTCCGCGCCGAGGCCGAGGTCTACTTCGCCGCCCGCAGCGAGCGCGAGGGCCTGGAGCGCACGCCCTTCCCCGGCGACATCCCGCCCGAGTACGAGGACTACCGCAACGACGGGGAGGCGGGCCACTGGGTGCATACCCCCGACCCGCTGCCCTTCGAGCCCACGCCGGCGGAGCGCCTGAGCTTCCTCACCCCCGGCCGCGCCGCCGCCCTGGTGGGCGACCTCGTAGACGCGCCCCGGTCGCTGGCCGAGTCGCGCCGCAGCCTGCGGGACGCGGCGAAGGCCCTGGAGCGCATCGCGGCCACTGTCGAGGCGCTGCTGCCCTGCGCCGATGAGCCCGGCGACGCCGCCGATCAGCTGTTCTACGCCTCGCTGCCGATCACTGACGCGCTGCACGGCATGGCCGACCTCTGCCGGCGGGCGCTGCGGGCGCTGTAACACGCAAGGGCTCAGGATTGCTCCTGAGCCCCCAAGTCGAGACGGGCGAGACCTCCAAGAAACACCCGCCTCGGCAGCAGAGAGGATACCACGGATGAGCACTACCACTGAGGGGCTGACGATCGTAGCGCCGGGGATGCTGACGGCGGAGGAGTGGCGGGGCGGGACGGAGGTCGCCAAGGCCCTGTGGCTAGCCTCGCTCGACGACGTTCAGGTGTGCGCCCAGGCCAGCGTGCTGGCGACGGCGCGGCGGATGAGCGGGCGCCTGGTGATCCTGGGCTGGGTGGCGCTGGGGCTGCTGCCCGCCGAGCGGCTGGGGCCGGTGCTGGTGGCGAAGGCGACCAACCCGATGGCGCGGGCCGTCGGCGAGGCCCGCGCCATCGCGCTTGGCCTGGATCGCGAGGTGAACCCGTGAGCCGCCGCACCCGCACCCGCCGCGCCGACGTGCGCGAGGAGATCGAGGCCCTGGCCGCCGAGCTGGTCGAGGATCAGGCCCTGGAGCCCTCGGCCGCCCGCGAGCTGGCCCGGCTGGCGCTGACGCCGCTCCGCATGGCGGCGCCGGCCTGGGACGCGCTGAGCGAGGCGAGCCGGCCGCAGCGACCGCCGACGGCCTGATCTGCATTCATCATTCATCATTCATCATTCAGGAGGCCCACGATGATCGGCAGAAACAAGGTTCAGGCAGTGCAGGAGGCGGCGACCCTCCAGTACGCCAACGGCAAAAGCGTCGCCCGGCAGACAATCGGCAGCGGGCGATTCACGCCGCTGGTAGGGTTCCATATTGAGGTGGGCAAAGACGCCGATCTCGACGAGGCTATGCGGGCGGCGAAGGTCATACCGATCGAGATCAAGCACCAGCGCCAGGGCGGGGCCGAGATCGTGCGTCACTGGTTCATCGGCGAGTCGGTGCGGCTCTACCCGATCACCAGCGGGCCGGTGGCCCCCACGGTGGCGGGCAGCCTGGCCGGGCGCAACGCGCGGCTCACCAGCGAGGCGGGCATCGGCATGCGCTGGGGCGCAAATGAGCGCAGCAAGATGGGCATCCGTGGCTACCTGGACATCGACGGCGCCAAGCCCCTGGTGCAGCTCTCGGTGCGGTCGCGGATGACCGACGTGCTGCTGGCCTGCCTCATCGACCACGGGCGGGTCTGCGAGGCGGCCGACGGCCTGGTGGATCGCACCCGCCACCCCGAGATCGTCACCTACCACGAGATCGTCATGCCCCTCGGCCCGGCCGACGAGCAGGAGTGGGGCAAGGGCGACACGGCCACGGTTGTGCCATTCAAGAGCCTGCACCCTGCGGAGGTTGACGCCGAGTACCTGCGCGGCGTGTGGCGGCCGGCGGCAGTTCACGGTATGGCCGAGCGGGCCTGGGAGGCGGTGCAGGTCTGGGCCAACGAGTACGCCACATCGCCCGACGAGGCCAGCGTGCCGCCGCCGGCCGAGCCCGCGCCCGCCGAGCCCGCTCCCGCGCCGGGCGGGGTGTTCGAGGAGTCTCCGCAGCCGCGCCGGCAGACAGCGGACGAGTACCTGGCCAGCGGCGGGCGGCGCTAGGCTCGCGCCAGCTTACGCCAATCTTGCGCCAGTGCCAACGCCACCGCACGTTATCTTTACGCACATCACACCGCGCCCCGGCGTCCGATCTCGGACGCCGGGGCGCGGTGTGATGTCGCTTGACCTGTAGACTTTTCAGGCTACAATAGAGCTAACAACACCACTCTGCGATGCCCCAAGCGCGTACGAGGCGCCTGGAGCACGCGGGCTTCACGCGCCCCCAAGCGCCAGGGAGCTGCCCCATGAGCACCACGACCATTCGTGTGTCTGAGAAAACCCATCAGCTGGTTGCCACCCTCGCACGCGAGTTCGGCACATCGATGGCCGACCTGGTGGAGCAGGCCATCGAGATGCTGCGACGCCAGCGCATCCTCGATCAAATCAATGCGGACTATGCCGCGTTGCGCGCCGACCCATCGGCGTGGGCAGAGGTGCGAGCCGAGCGCGAGGCGTGGGACGCTACGCTTGCTGATGGGCTTCCCGAGGAGTAAGATCCATGCCCGACCCGTCGCGCAAGGAGGTCTGGTTTGCCGACCTCGACCCCACCCGTGGACACGAACAGTTTGGGAAACGGCCCGTGCTGATCGTCTCCACGAACACCTTCAATCAAGGCCCTGCCGATCTGGTCATCGTCGTGTCGCTCACCACGCGCGCTCGGCGCGTGCAGAGCCATGTGCGCATCGAGCCGCCAGAGGGCGGACTCAAGACCACGTCCTATGCGATGTGCGAAGCCGTGCGCTCCATCTCCAAGGAACGACTGATCGACCGTTGGGGCGTGGTCGCCGACACGACGATGGGGAAGGTTGCCGATTATCTCCGCATCCTCCTGGAGCTGTAGGCACGCGCGCCATGGAAAGGAGCCGCAGATGTCTCTCGCCGACACCCCAACCCTCGCCCAGGTGCTCACCCTGGCCCAGCGCCTGCCCGCCGCCGACAAGCTGCGCCTGATCGCGCGCCTGGCGCCGGATCTCGCCGCCGCCCTGCCCGCCCTGCCGGCCGAGGACGCCGGCGACTCCTGGGGCGAGCTGCTGCGCCTCAGCGACGAGTCCGCCGCCCTGCCGCCGCTGGCGACCGACAGCGCCGATCTGCTGTCGGCCATGCGGCGGTGAGCATGTACACCATCGACACGAGCGTCTTCATCAACGCGGTCGAGCCGCACGAGCAGGACCACGCCGCGAGCCGGCAGCTGCTCGGCCTGCTGCGCGCCCGCCAGATCGCGGTGATCGTGCCGACCCTGGTGGTGGTAGAGGTGGCCGGCACGGTGAGCCGCCTACGCGACGCGGCCCGCGCCCAGCGCCTCGCCGATATCCTCACGCGGCTGCGCATCATCACCTTCGTGTCGCTGGATGCGGGCCTCGCACGCCAGGCCGCTACGCTGGCAGCAACCCACCGCCTGCGCGGGGCCGATGCGGTGTATGCGGCGGTCGCCCAGCAGTTCGGCACCACACTGATTTCACGCGACCGCGAACACCTCACCCGCCTGGTGGGGATCATTCCGGTGCTGCACCCAGTGGCCGCCCTGGCGACACTCTAACCCGCCCGCTCGACAACGACACCGCGCCCCAGTCGGATTTCGAACCGGGGCGCGGTGGTATGCTACTCGCAGACGGACGCGCCCCGCCTCCCGACGGGAATCAGGGGAGGCGGGGCGCGTCCGTGTGTGCCCCAGCATACCACCGACCCCAACGTCCGCCTAACGTCCAGCCAACGCCCGCCTAACACTGCGATGATGCTATGCTGTCGCCAGACGCGCCGACGGCCCGCCCCGCCGCGTGAAGGAAGGAGCGGGCCATCGAGACAGCGGCTGCTGCGCCCCCAGTGTAGCATGGGGCGCGGCGGCCGCAGGAGGCGGCGATGGCCACCCTGCGCGCGGCGCTCCGGCGGTATCTGGCACGAGCGAAAAAGGCCCAGGGCGCGGCGGTACAAAAGTCCAGTGATCTGGCGGACGGATCGCGCTATGATGCGCTATCCCCATGTCGTCTAACAGACATTAGACGACATGCCCCTCTGACCTACCTGCTGGAGACCCCCGTGGAGACCGCCCTCGCCCGCGCCCCGGGCGCCCTCGCGACGCCCCCGACGCCCCCGCCATCCCCCGCCCTCGACACCGTGATCGCCGCCTGGCTCGCCGCCAAGAGTGGCCGCAGCGGCTCGGCGAAGACCCGGCGGGCCTACGCCGACGCGCTCGCCAGCTTTCGCGCGCAGCTGCGCGGCGCTGGCCAGGATCTCGATGGCCCCGCCGATCTCATTGCCCTGGCCGCCCAGGGCTGGGCCGGCCAGGGGGCACCGGCGCCGGCAACCTACAACCAGCGCCTGGCCATCCTGTCAAGCCTCTACCGGTTCGCCCAGGCGCGTGGTCTGATCGCGCTGGCCAACCCGATCACGCGCGTCGAGCGTCGCCCGGTGCATGCCTACGCCGACGCCCGGGCGCTGGACGCCGGCGACGTGCGCGAGCGCCTGGCCGCGCTCGACCGGGCCACTCCGGATGGTCAGCGCGACTACGCTCTGCTGCTGCTAGCGCTCACGACGGGTCGGCGCCTGGCTGAGGTGGCCGCGCTCCAGTGGGGGGACGTTGAGGTGCGCGGCAATCAGGTGACCATCCACGTGCGCCGCGGCAAGGGCGGGAAGAAGTTCAGCGACACGCTGGCACGCCCGGTGGCCGAGGCGCTGCTCGGCTATCTCCAGGCCCGCCACGGGCCGCTGAGGGCGCTGGCCAAAGATACGCCGCTGTGGGGCGTGTCTGCGCGCACGCTCCAGCGGATTTGCGAGAAGCATCTCGGCACCGGCCGCTTCCACGCACTGCGCCACACATTCGCCCACGAGCTGGAGGCGACCGGGGCGAAAGTCAGCGAGATCCAGGCGAAGCTGGGCCACAGCTCCCTGGCCACTACCGGCCGCTACCTGGCGGCCCTTAGCTCGGCCGAGAATCCCTATGCCGAGGATCTCGCGGCACGCTTCGGGCTCTAAGCGGCGCAGCCCTTGGCGGGGCCGGCGATGGTCACCGCGTTGGCGATCAGCGCCGGCGCCTTGCGCACATCGTCGCGGAGGTTGCGCAGCACCTCGTTGGACTGGACCACGCTGCCGTGGCTCTCTAGCCAGGTGCGCTCGACGCCACTGGCGTACTGCTCGAAGAGATCGGCCAGGTGATCCAGCTTCCGGTCGAGCGCCTCTTGGCCGGCGACGACGCGGGCGAGCTGGTCGGCGAGGTCCTTGTCGCGCTGGTCGATGCACTTGGCCAGGTAGAAGATGGTCTGGCGCGTGTTGCGGAGCTGGGCGAGTTCTTCGGAGACGCAGGTGGGGCGGGCCATGGGGATACCTCAGTGGATGTAGTTTGATGAACACCTGTTCATCTTCGGCCAGTATACCCGCCGGGGCGAACCGCCATTCGCGGCATAATTCCTACTGCACAACAGGACTCGCCGCCTATCGATCCACACGGGCGAACGCGCTATACTGGCCTCAGCAATCGAGAAGCGCCAGAGCGAACCCCGCGCGGCAGGCCACCAGGCCGCCGCGCTTTTTTGTACCCAGGAGCCTCCCCATGATCGCCGCCGCCTCCACTGGACTCCAGCGTTTTCTGACCGGCCTGGCGACCCTGACCCGCTTCGAGCGCGGTACGGCCCGTTTTGTGGTCGATGGCGACGGCGAGTTTGTCCCCGAGGAGACGGTCGTCACCATCAAGCTGGAGCGTGGCGAGGATCTGGACAGCTTCCACCAGCGCCTGCGGCGCGACTATGGCCTGCGCCCGGGCGACCAGATCGAGATCCTCAACAACGGTGGGCGCTGCGACACCGCGCGCCTGACCCTGCGGCCCCGCGCCGCCTAGCCTGACCTTTTTCGATAGCCAGAGCGAACTCCGCGCGGCTCCGTTCCCCCGGTTCTCCGGGCGTGAACGCGAGCCGCTTTGATATGCCGACGCTCGCGCCGAGCGTGACTCCTGCCACGCAACACGGCACACACACACCACGAGCCAGCGTGAACGCTACGACGCCGGCGCGAGCCACCACACTCTTATGAGCACTCCCCCGATCGCCTGGCTCGGCATGAGCCGCCCCCACTACGATGCCGGCAGGCCCGGCCCGATCCGCGCGCTGGTCATCCACGCGACGGCGGGCAGCCACCCCGGTGATCTGGCCTGGCTGCGCCAGGGCGGCAGCGACGCCAAGCCTGTCTCCATCCACTACTACATCGACAAGGCCGGGGCGATCTCCCAGCTGGTCAGAGACCGGGACACGGCCTGGCACGCGGGCATCAGCCAGTGGCGCATCGACGGCCGCTCCGTAAGCGGGCTCAACGCCTGCTCCATTGGCGTGGAGCTCTCGAACCACAACGACGGCCAGGACCCCTACCCCGCCGTGCAGATCGCCAGCCTCATCAGCCTCGCCCAGGCCCTCGTGGCCCGCTACGCTATCCCCGCGACCCAGGTCGTCCGCCACGTGGACATCGCCCCAGGCCGCAAGACCGACCCGGCCGGCTTCCCCTGGCCCAGCTTCCTCGGCCAGGTCTTCCTCGCCACTGCGGCCCACTACAGCGAGACCAGCCCCATCGTCGGCCAGAGTCGCGCCACGCTCGCGCAGGCCCGCGCCTACGTCCTCAGCCGGCCCCACGGCGCCTACACCGCCTATGACCTTGGCGAGGTCATCCTGCCCGCCTACTTCGCGCAGTGCGCCGAGCTCGGCATCCCCGCCGAGATCGCCGTTGCCCAGGCCATCCACGAGACGAACAACTTTGCGAGTGACTGGGCCGCCCGGCCCCACCGCAACCCCGCCGGCATCGGCGTAGACGGCTCCCCCGGCGCCGGCTGCTCGTTCGCCGACTGGGTGCGTGAGAGCGTCCCCGCCCACCTGGGCCGCCTCCTGGCCTACGCCCTGACCGCCAACACCGCCACAACCCTCCCTCAGGAGGCCGCGATCCGCTACGCCCTGCGCGTGCGCCCGTTGGGCGGCGAGCTGCGCGGCTCCGCGCAGATCCTGCGCGAGCTGGGCGCCGCTCACAACCCCACCAAACACGGCTGGGCCACGCCCGGCACCTACTATGGCGCGGCGATCGCCGAGGTCGCCGACGCGATCAGGAGCCAGAGCCTATGAGCCCCGCCCTGGATCGCTGCCTGCGCCTACTCGTCATGTACGAGACCGGCGCCCTGAGCCTGGCCCTGCTGCGCCGCCTGTGGCGCGCCGTGCTGGCCGAGGAGATCGCGCCGTGAGCGACCCCATTGAGGACGAGCTGCGCACCCGTATTGATCATCTGGAGCGGTCGCTGCGGGCGAACGCCGACCAGTGCCAGCGCCTGGAGATCGCGCTGGATGAGACGCGCCGAGACCTGCGCGCACTCCGCCACCTGGTGCGCACGGGCCAGACGCCCGAGCAGGCGATGGCCGCGCTGACGCCGACCTGCTCGCTCTGCCGCGGCGACGGCTGCCAGAGCCCCACCTGCCGTGGCCGCGCCTAGGCCGCGCCGGGCGGCCGCCCAGTGCCCCGGCTGCGGCTGCTACGCCATCGCAGCCCTGACCACCGTCCCCGGCGACACCTGGATCGCCTGCCCGATCTGCGGCCCCACGCGCTACGCCGCGCCACGACCCGTCCCCGACCCGATCATCATTACGCCAGGATCCCGGCGCCCCCGCCGCCGCTTCCCGCCCCGCCCGCCGCGCCCCGTCGGGCGCCCGAGAAAGGCCGCGACGCCATGACTGCGCTCGGGATGACAGACAACCAGATCGGCGACGTGCGCCTACACGACGTTGCCGGCCGCGACGTGGTGCAGCAGGGCGTGGACGCCGACGAGGTCGTGGATCTGCTCGGCCGACGCCTGGAGCGCCACCTGGAGCGCATCGCGGGCTCGCTCACCTGGTTTGTGGCGGTGTCCGCGTTCCAGACCGCCGTCATCCTGATCGTGGCGGTCGTTGTCCTGGCGCTGCTGCTGAGCCCGCAGCTGGTGGCTGGCCTCTAGCCCGTTTTGCGGACTTCTGCGGAGTCTCAATGCCTCGCCTTCCCGTCCTCATCCGACAAAGCAAGGTCTTCGACCTGGTCGTCCAGGGCAAGGACTACGCCGAGATCTGCGCCGCGCTGCGCATCTCGGAGGATACGGTCGCCCGCGATATGCAGGCGATCGGCGACCAGGTGCGCGAGCTGAGCCGCGCGCGCCTCGGCGAGGTGGTGGCCGTGGCCCTGGCCACCTACCAGCGAGTCATTGATGAGGCGTGGCGCGAGTATCGCGCCGACGCCCAGCGCGAGCGCGACTGGTTCGCCGGGAAGTTCGACTATACGACCGAGGGTGTAGCCACGAAGACGCTGGCGCTCGATGAGGCCGGCGAGGAGGGCGAGGGTCAGCCACGCAAGGGCAACACGTCCGTCCAGGTGGCCGCCCAACTCTTCCCACAGGAGAGTGAGCCGATCGAAGTGAAGCGCACCGTGCGCATTGTGCGCCCAGCCCTGCGCGGCGAGGGGCGCAGCAAGTGGCTGACCCTGATCGTGGACACCACCCGCGAGATGACCGAGCTGCTCGGCGTCAAGAAGCTCATCATCGAGCACCAGGGCGCCGGCGGCGGGCCGCTGTTCAAGGTGTATCAGGGGATCGACGTTGACGCGGTATGACCGAGCCTACGCCGGCGCAGCGCGCCTACCAGCCCTTTGGGGCGGCGCTGAAGCTGTTCTACTGCAAGGATGACGAAGTCCTTTTAGATGGCCCTGCGGGCACCGGCAAAAGCCGGGCCTGCCTGGAGAAACTCAACCTTGTCGCCAGTAAGTATGCCGGCTGCCGCATCCTGCTGGTGCGCAAGACCCGCGCGTCGATGTCGCAATCGACGCTGGTCACATGGGAGACCAAGGTGCTCCCCGCAGGTAGCCCGATCGCCGAGGGAGCAGGGCGCTCCCACCGCCAGAGCTACCCCTACCCCAATGGATCCGAGGTGGTCGTGGCCGGGATGGATAACCCGGTCAAGATCATGTCCACCGAGTACGACCTGATCTACGTCGCCGAGGCGACTGAGCTGGCCGAGGAGGACTGGGAGAGCCTCACCACCCGCCTGCGCAACAAGGTCGTCCCCTACCAACAGCTGATCGCCGACTGCAACCCCGCTGGCCCCGCCCACTGGCTCAACCAGCGCTGCCTGAAGAAGCAGACTACCCGCCTCCTCAGCCGCCATGAAGACAACCCCACTGTTGATGACGCCTACCTCACTAAGCTCCGCAATCTCACCGGCGTGCGCCGCAAGCGCCTCTACGAGGGCGTCTGGGCGGCCCAGGAGGGCCTGGTCTACGAGTGGGACGCTGCGGTCCACCTGGTCGACCGCTTCGAGATCCCCAAGGCATGGCGGCGGATTCG